CTCCTAAGAAGGGAGATAAATGAGTAACCAAGCGTTTCAATACTTAGCCAAGGAGATTGACAAGCTCCGTGGCGATCAAGTTTCCTTCCTCGCTGGAGGAGGTGCTAAAGATTTTGCCGAGTATCGGCACGTCTGCGGGGTCATCCGGGGTCTGACTCATGCAGAACAACTTGTCAAAGACCTTGTGCAAAAAATGGAGTATTCCGATGAGTGAGTTTGATGTTTCCGCTGTAGACCTGTCTGGCATTCTCAATACGAGTAACGAAGATAAGGCAAAACAGTTGCCCGATCCATCTACCTTTTACATGTTGACTGTTGTTCCCGAAGCGATAGAAGAATATGCTAATAGTGAGGTTGGATTGATTAAAGACAGCAAAACCATGTACTACGAAGAAGTGCTGACCCCAGTATTATTTGTAGTAAAAATGGGACCAGATTGCTATTCAGACACTACCCGCTTTCCTAGCGGCGCTAGTTGCAAAGTTGGCGACTTTGTTGTCGTCCGCCCCAATTCAGGCACACGCTTGAAAATTCACGGTCGTGAGTTCCGCTTGATTGCGGATACCTCAGTCGAGGCCGTTGTTGAAGACCCGCGCGGAATTACCCGTGCTGCTTAAGGAGTAAATCATGGCATTACCTGAGTTCGAGTTACCCGATCCTGATAAGGAAATTGCTGCTGAAGACGAAAAGTTTGAAGTAGAAATTGAAGACGATACCCCACCGGAAGACCGACGTCGCAAGCCGATGAAGGAGCCGGTCGAAGACCCAACGGAAGACGAGCTAGCCTCGTATGACGAGAAGGTTCAGGCGCGTATTAAGAAGTTCACCCGTGGCTATCACGACGAACGCCGAGCAAAAGAGGAAGCCTTTCGCGAACGCGAAGCGGCAGAAGCCTTTGCCAAACAAGTGTTTGAAGAAAACAAACGTCTTCAACAGCAACTAGCAACTGGTAGTAAAGCATTCATTGAGCAGTCTCAGACTTCTGCGGATTTGGAATTGGCAAACGCCAAGAAAAAGTACAAAGAAGCCCATGAGATGGGTGATGTAGATGCTCTTACTGATGCGCAAGCGGAGATTTCTAGAGCTACTTTAAAGTTGGATAAGGCTCAAGGGCTAAAGCCAATTGAAGTAGAAGAAAAAGAATTTACCCCTGCTAAACAAGAAAGTCCTTCACTTACTCCACGCACCCAGAAATGGGTTCAATCCAACAGTGATTGGTGGGGAGTAGATGAAGAGATGACTATGGCTGCAATGGGGCTTGACAAGAAGTTAGCTAAAGAGTATGGTTCGGACTATGTTGGTACTGAAGAGTACTTCAAAACCATAGATAAAACTATGCGCAAAAGATTTCCTGAGCATTTTGAAGATGCTGAGAGCTATGAGGAAGATACACCGCCTCCAAAGAAAAGAGTATCAGAACCGGTCGATGAGGATGATGAACCCCCACGCCGTGCACAAAAATTTACTAGTGTTGTGGCTCCGGCCTCACGTAGTACTCCGCCCAATCGTATAAAGCTAAAGGCATCCGAAGCCGCCATTGCGCGCCGTCTTGGGGTCCCGATAGAAGAATATGCGAAACAGGTAGCACAACTTAAAAGAGGTTAAATATGGAACAGGTAAAAGCTGAAAAGCAAAATCGTTTGGCTAGAGAGTTAGACACCCCAGTAACACGCACACCACGTCAAACTTCGTGGCAAGCTCCTGAAGCTCTACCCTCACCTGATCCACGCGAAGGTATTACACATCGCTGGGTAAGAACCAGCTTTATGGGAAGACCTGACGCGCAAAACGTCTCTAGTAAGTTTAGGGAAGGATATGAACCTGTGAAAGCAGAAGACTATCCTGAAATGATGATGCACGCTTCTACTGAAGGTCGCTTTAAGGGCAACATTGAAGTGGGAGGTTTGGTTCTCTGTAGTATTCCATCGGAGTTTTTGAAGCAACGCGAAGCACACTTTGCGAACATCAATAAACAAACTATGGAGTCTGTAGATAACAATTACATGAAAGACAGCGATCCACGGATGTCGAAGTTCTCTGAGAAATCGACAAAAGTGACGTTTGGTTCTGGTTCTTAACTTTTAAAGGAGTCTTAAATGGCTTACCCTACAGTCTCGGCCCCTTACGGTCTAAAGCCTGTAAACCTAATAGGTGGACAGGTATTCGCGGGCTCGACCCGTTTGATGGAAATTGCGAGTGGCTATGCCACAAACATTTTCTACGGTGATTTGGTGAAACGTATTTCCGACGGCACTATTGAAAAGGATACTGGCACTACAACCGCCACTCCTGTTGGTGTGTTTTTGGGTGTAAGTTTTACTAATAGCTCAACAGGTCAAGTTCAGCAACAACAGTTCTACCCAGCTAGTCAGTCAATTGCTTCGGGGACTAAAATCTTCGCTGTGGTCGCTGATGATCCTGACACACTGTTCCAAGTAGTTTCTTGTTCTGGAACCACGACTGTGGCTGGAATGGGTATTTCTGCTATTGGTAACAACATTGCATTGATTCAAAACGCTGGTTCTACCACTACTGGTAACTCCAAAGTGGCTATTGATGAAGGCACTCAAGCTACTACCAATACTCTACCTATTCGAATCATTGATGTGGTTAGAGACACAGCAACAGGCGCTGATACATTTGTTGAATTTATCGTCAAGATAAACGCAACTATGCACCAGTACAACAATTCAACTGGCGTATAAGGAGCATAAATCATGGCTATTTCACGCGCACAACTACTGAAGGAACTCCTTCCGGGTCTTAATGCTTTGTTCGGTCTTGAGTACGCACGCTACGGCGAAGAGCACAAAGAGATTTACGAAACAGAAACTTCTGAGCGTAGCTTCGAAGAAGAGACCAAGCTGTCTGGCTTCTCTGCCGCACCAGTCAAAAACGAAGGTTCTGCCATCGCTTATGACAATGCACAAGAGGCATTTACAACTCGCTACAACCACGAAACCATCGCCTTGGGCTTTGCGATCACTGAAGAAGCTATCGAAGATAACCTCTACGATTCTTTGTCAGCCCGCTACACCAAAGGTTTGGCTCGTGCTATGGCTTACACCAAGCAAATTAAGGCTGCTGCTGTTTTAAACAACGGTTTCTCCGCAAGCTACCCCGGTGGCGACGGTGTTGCTTTGTTCTCTACAGCACACCCCTTGGTTTCTGGTGGCACAAACAGCAACACCCCCTCTACTCAAGCTGACTTGAACGAAACTTCTCTTGAAGCCGCCGTTATTCAAATCGCCGCTTGGACTGATGAGCGTGGCTTGTTGATCGCTGCTAAGCCTAAGAAGTTGATCATCCCACCAGCACTGCAATTCGTTGCTACTCGTTTGTTAGAGACTAACCTCCGTGTTGGTACCGCTGACAACGACATCAACGCGTTGAAGAACAATGGTTCAATCCCAGAAGGTTATGCAATTAACCACTATCTGACTGATACCAATGCTTGGTTCTTGACAACTGATGTGCCTAACGGTTTGAAGCATTTCATCCGCACTCCGCTGCAAAACAGCATGGACGGTGATTTCGATACCGGTAACGTCCGTTACAAGGCTCGTGAGCGTTATAGCTTCGGCTTTTCTGACCCATTAGGTATGTTCGGTTCTTCCGGTTCTGCCTAAAGAGACTGAGAAGGGAGCCTTGTGCTCCCTTTTCTTTTAGGGTATATTCAAACCATTCCGGGGTTTTCCGGTACATCTGACAGTCCCGGCTGACGACATGCAGACAGATGTACTTAACTTGCATGTAAGGAATACATCATGGCATCAACCACCTTCTCCGGCCCAGTCACATCGACCAATGGCTTTATAGGTACACTTACCGGAAATGTTGCAGGCTCAGGCGCTGTTACTCACGCCGTCACTGCTGCAATCAACGCAACGGCAACAGCCACAGCAGCGCAAGTAGCAACGGGCTACATCACATCTACTTCAGCCGCAGCGACGACAATTACGCTGCCTACAGGCACGTTGCTCGGTGCCGCTTTAGGTGCCGCTCAAGGCACTGTGTTTGACTTGTATATTGACAATACAGCAGGCGCATCGACTGTAACTGTTGCTGTTGCAACTAACGGTATTTTGTCTACCGCAGCCGCCGACACTGCTGGCTCATTTGGTGATTTGACGATTGCTGCTGGTGCAACCGGTATTGGTCGTTTCACAATAATGTTTTCTAGCGCAACAGCGTACGTGTTTACACGCACTGCTTAATTAGGAGCATCAAACCATGATGCAAACAGACGTTAAAAGTACAGCCGCAGCCGCTGGCACTACCACTACAATTTTTGGTGGCCCTGCCCGTATCAAAGGTTTGACCATCAGCTATCCATCAGGTGGAACAGTTGTTCTTAATGATGGTACAGGCGGCACTGCTAAATTTTCTTTTACTGCACCAGCCGCAGCCGGATCAATCTATGTTGCGATTCCCGGAGAAGGTATTAGGTGTGATGTAAACATTTCAGCAGTTTGTGCTGCATCTACCACCGCAGTGGTGTTCTATGGCTAGTCCCGCATGGACGCGCAAGGAAGGCAA